CATGATTAACATCATTATAGTAAATAATAAGTAAATTATGTCAGTTCTTTTTTGTGAATCATTAGATGGGAATTTATTATTCTCACTTTCACATTGCTCATCCAAAATATTCTTAATACCCACATATTTTCTCTTATTAGAACCCTTTCTATATTGGGTAACCAAATTTGAAATGGTGTAAACTTTGTTATATTGAAACTCGTAAAACTTATCCTCACAATCAATAGCATCTTGTATCATTTGTGCACCAAATGTCGTAGTATCGTCACCGTAATCATCCCAATCGAGAGTGAACGCATATGAACGTTGTACGTCCGCAGGGGTTATTAAGTTTCCATTTGTGTTATACCCATATTCACGAATATTTGGAACCAAATAATACCCACGTTTAATTGGTTCTTTTAATGATGGTGATTGATTCCATTTTACTTTGAATCTATATTTTGATTTAGTTGGGATACCTTGGGACGGGTCAGCAGAAATTACTTGTTCGCCAAATTCATTGGTTATCACATAATCAATGTTCATAGGTAAATCAAGTACCCAAACACCGTCTTCGTCAATAACCTGTCCACCATTTTGTAAATCAAAAACTTCCAATGCAGGTCGTCCTTTTACATCAAAATCAATAGTTTGTCTAATCGCTTTAATTTCCCCAGGACCTGTATTCATAGAACATAGTTCACCTATTTTTTTATTAGGTTTACAATTTGCTTTCACCGCAACCTCATCAATTGATGAAACCAAAGAACCCATAAAAACCGCAGTTGGTCTAATATCAATATTAGCCTCTTTACTAATATCGAAGTCAGTACGAGTAATACCTAAATTACATATTTCAGGTTGACCCCATAAAGGTTCAACATTAATGTTTCTATTAATAGATATAATTTGTGGTAACGTATCTAAATTATTGGATGATTTAAACTTATTCTTATCAACCATATCTTCGGTTGCAACCCCCATTCTAATTAAATCATTAGGTGTTAATGAGAACTCTCCAATATCCGATAAATCTAAATCAACAAATATTGTTTGTTGACCTGTCGGAACACCAAATAACATAAAGTCACCACTGTCGTTAGTGGTTGTAGTATATTTATAATATTTGTCATAAACCTCAATTAATGTGGGGTCAATAAGAACATCCTCTCTATCAAAGAAAGTACCTGTTGGTGTATGATTACTATGTGATTTAGTATACGGTAATAGATTGTATCTATAACCATCCTCATTTTGGTCTGTGGTTGTTTTATACGGATATATTTCTGAAATAATAGGATTGACCGAATCCTCATCAGTTAATGGAATAAAAATAGAAACTTTCGCATTGGGTAAACCAAATCCGTTATTAATACTAATTCGACCAATGACAACCCCATAATCGGAACATTGTCTTGTATAAATTTGTTCTTGTAATATTTTTAACGATAAAATCTCAATATACTCAAACTCTTGGTCTATTAATACTTTAATTGATTTATCTACTCCAGGTGTTGTTCTAATTCTGTAAGAATTTGACATAATAATCTTTTAACATAAATAGTTTATATACTATTTTTAAAAATAGATGATTATGAATAAAAATAAATTATCAACTGAAATTAACTGTCGATAGATTTTTAACTCTTACATTAATATCTTTATTAGAATATCTAATTTGATAAGTTTGACTTGGTTCCGCGAATATAGTATCATCAATCAATTCAATCTCTCTAGTCTCGCTATCAACGTATCTTTGTGATGTTTGAGATGACGAATATTGACCCCCAACCTTATTGAAGACTTTAATGTCCGATAACGATATTACACCATTCTGACTTTGTATTTGTCGTCTAATCTCGGATATATTAACATTATGACCCATTTGTAGATTAGTAGGGTCAAAATAATTTGAAACTAATGTGATTATTTGTGAAATAACCGCACCTTGTGTTTGACTATTATCCAATACAACATCAACATTTATACCCAAATCAATAACATTCGCAGATTCAATAGAGATATAATCATTTATCATTCTATAGTTAGATAAATAATTAGCGATATTACTCTTTAAAGTATTTGAAACAATCTCAGTTAAAGACCCTGACTCATCATAAGCCAAAATCTTAATTTTAATTTTATTATTTTCCTCAGTAATTGCTACTTTAGCAGGTGCCCCAAACTGTGATGGCATTGTTCTTATTAACGAATCATAATCATTAACCGTTACCGCTCTTTTTTGTGCCGCAAAGTTAAATGAAACTAAATTTCGAACTTCCTCCATAGTAGGGAAATTAGCTCCACCAATAGCCGCAGTAACGTTAGTACAACCAAGTGAATTAACTACACTGGTATTTTTTGATTGTGATGGACCATTAACAAAAAAGGATACGGTACCAATTTGGGTAATAACATTAACACCAACGTTAGTTCCTGTACCACCACCAACTCTATATTGAACAAACAATGTTGAGTTACCTTTCAAGGTACTACCTAAAGCCAAATTATTAGAATACTTATATAAGTCTAATTTAAACCCATTTCTAGCGAATTCTCTTAACTGTTCATCCGCCGATTGACTACCACCACCAAAGGTCATTTTTAAGAAACCTTCAGGTGTAAATTCTGAAATAAACTTATCACTTGTCGCAATATATTTACCAACTTTAATACCAGGGTTATCTGACACCTTTGTCGGGTCCTCAATGAATACTCTATCCTCAGCTAACGCACTTACCTCATACCATCTACTCTCCAAACCTAAAAATTCTTGAGCTGAAGGTATATTAGTATATTGGGTACCATCTTTTAATAATACACTTGTTATACCTAACACATTTTTATCAGGTAAAAACATTTCATAAAAAGGTTTAACATCATTAGCCGTTATAGTTTTTTTGAATACCTTTGTAAGACCATTAACAACTGTCTCTCTTTTTACAATAGTGTAATTAAGTAATTTGTTATTAGAATCAAAATTAGGAATTTTCTTCCTATTAGGAAATCCTTCAGCGTTAGTCGGGGACGCAAAATCAATATCATAAACAGTTTCGAAACTTTGTCCAGCACCATTAACTTGTGAACCTCTTCTAAGGATACCACAATATCTTAAATCTTCTTTATCACCAAACGCATCAACCGTAATTGAGAAATCAACTAAAGCAACTGAAGGTCTTTGGCCTGGTATCTTCAATCCATAAGTTCTTGCAATATTAAATATTGAAGATGGTTGTTGAGCGTATTGTAATACGGTTTCCTGAATACTTCTATCAATATTAAATTGTAAGTTATCGGTAACCGCAGCATTTAAATCCAATAATACTGAGAAAACCGACGCGTCATTAAAGTTGTCAATTAATTCAGGGTAATACGTTTTAGTAAAGTTTACTAATTCAGTTCTTATTGATTGGAAATCTCTAGTTGTATAAGATATTTTTTTATTAGCCATAATTTTTTATATATTTATAATTACAAAGTCACTTGGGTTAAATGCGTCATTAGTTACGACATAATCAATCCTAACTTTAGCGGTATGTTCTTTTTCGGAAATTCCTGGTACTCTAAATACTCGTTCATCACCATCAACATAAGTACCTTTATCTTCCTCACCATCAGAGGCGGCTTTGACACTAATACTCGTTATTTTAATATTTGGTAAATATTCATCCACAGAATCTCTAATTTCAGACTCTATTTCTGAAAATGTTGGACCGTCAATTGGTTCAAAAATATATTCATATAATCTTGTTCCAAAATCAGGTAAATAATACCTTGTTCCCTTCCTTGTTAATAAAAGGTGAATCAAACTACTTCTAATCTCTTCATCATTCGTTTGAGATAAATCTAAATATTTACCATCAAAAGAATCTCTAAAAGGGAAGTTAATACCGTATGTATTTCCATTTGCCATATTATATAAATATAATGTTATAATATTTCCAATAAATAGATACAAAATAAAAAACTCCCGACACTGTCGAGAGTTTTTAAAATTTAAGTTATTCTATGATGAACAACCAAAACATTCAAATTCCGAATCACTTGGTTTTTCAGGTATCACCTCAACTTTAGGTTTTTCATTAGTTACAGGTCTTTCTCTTTTTGAGATATCCACCGCCAAGTGTTTAGCTCCTGTTGAAATAGCCTTAGTTCTAATATAGTAACTTAAAGTTTTCAATCCTTTATCCCATCCGTGAAAGTGTGATGAGGTTATTTTTGATAATGTTGGATTATTCATATAGATATTCATTGATTGTGATTGGTCGATGAAAGGGGCTCTCTCAGCCGCCATATCAATCAATTCTCTTTGTGAAATCTCCCAAATTGTTTTGTATTTGTTAATTAAATGTTCAATACGTGTAACTTTTTTATTGTAATTTTTATCCTCAACATCAAGGTAATGATTGAAGTTAATATTTTGAATTGACCCCTCATTTAAGATGATATCATTTTTCAAATCTTCACACCAAACACCAATTTTTTCAAAATCTTGAATTAAATACTTGTTAACAATTAAAATCTCACCTCCAACTACACGTCTGTTAAATAACGCTGAGTGAGCT